GGATAATCTAGACTGACAAATCTAACTAGGAGCATCTCAAGTGAAGATGTTCTCTGGTGCAACAGAAGGATACTCACTACGGCACTCCAGGCCGTAATCCTTCTGGAGGATTTTGGTGGCTCCACTACCATTGTAGTGTCCGCGGAAGCCTGCGCGTCCAAACATCTCATGTAGTTCTACAATCTCACAGTCAGTTAAAGCATACCGTCGGTACAGAGCATGATCCGGTACTCTAAAAGGAGGGTAGCTGTCACTGGTGACTTTGTATTGGAGAACGTTCTTGAGACGTTGTTTCACACAATCGGGAATGGACACTTGACATTGCTCTTTGAGCAAGTCGAGTAGTTGGAAACTGGCATAAGGGTAAGCTCCGGAGAGCAAGCCCGCTTGGAACGCGAGTGCTCTAGTCCGGATGTCTCCACGACCGGGGAGATCTCCTTTACAGACCCCAGAGAGGCGTAGAAGAACGCCCAAGTTCAGCAAGGGTTGAATCCTGCCTTGCTCGTCCTCTACGGGGCTGTGTTTAAGAAACTGTACTTGCGAGAAGTCCGTGCAGTCTTCTACCGTCACCTTGTATCCAACCTCGGCCGCTCGCTCAGAAATTTGGGCGAAGGACGTGAGGGGTTTCATGGTGAAGGCCATGGCTAGAAGGATGTTGGCCAAGTTGTTGATGACTGTGGTGATGGTACTTCCGCTGAACAGTTTGGGTCCTAATGCCTGTAAAACCACCTTCAAACGGGGACTGGTCCGAGAATTGATTCGTAGTTTTGAACAGCACTGTTCTACGAGTATTCTCATGTGGTCTTGTATGTGCGGTGGGACCAGTCTAATGAGTAATTCGAAGAGCGCTGGAGTATGGGAGGAATCGCAGGAACTAATATCGATGTTCATACGAAGTACTTTGCCGTCTTTACGCCGGTAACTCAAGCAGGAATCATCAGAGAAATAAACGAAATAGAACCGCCGTGGCGGGGATCGTAAGTTCTCGAAGACCTGTCTGAGGGTATCCGGTTTCGGTTTAGCGCAAAATACTATGTCTCCTCCACTGATGTCCAGCGGCTCTGCGGACATGGCTTTCTTCAGATACTGGGTCAAGAAGGCTCCAGCTAAAGATGCAGAGACCCCGAGGTCTCCGATGCTACGTGGATACTTTCCTGGCTTCGCAATTTCTTGCGTTTTCATCTTGTATAATACATCAATGGGCTTTCCATCGCGGAGTAGCCACGAGCGCTGGTAGCGCCCGCCGCTCTCTGTGAGTTCCGCCCATGCTTGGACCCTTAAGGCGCGCTTCTGATGTGGGAGGTCGTGTTTGGCGTCTGCTTCCTCTTCCATCCCCATGTACTCCTCGAAATAAGGGGTGTACAGGGGCATGGCCTTCTCTAGCAGACGCGGACTCTCTAACAAGATGAATCTGTTCTGGTTCGCACGCATTCGTGTTTCGTAACTGGGATCTTCGGGTTCTCGACTAGCGGTCAAGCGTCGGAACGCGAGTTTGAAACAATCGTCACAGTTACAATACGTGACCCCGTTGTGAGAGACACAG